TGATTGTGTTTCTAAAGCGCTACCATTTTCAGCTTGTATAGTTAATATCTCTACATTTAAAGGTTTATTAAACGGTACACTAATAGGATCTGGCGGCTTAATAAAGCTTGGTGGTATATTTTTTAAATATAATATTTTTGATTGAGTAAAGTCTTCATTTGCAAAATTAGAGTTTATAGTAAAATCTATAACTTCACCGTTTTGCCCAAAAAAGTAATTAGTATTTTGTGTTTTAATTTTATAAAGACCATTGTTTTCTTCTATTATAAAATTATCACTTACATCACCGTTTACACTACTTTGAGCTGACTGTATAGTTAAAACAGCGTTTTGCTGTGCTCCACCATCGTTAAATGCTTTAACTTCAGCAATAAATTGACCTATAGATGTAGCTTCTGTAAGTCCAGTACCACCATCATTTAATAACTCAAATATTTGTATATTTGTTATACCTGTTAATGATGTTAAAATAGATGTATTTAAGTCTGAAACAAGACCAGCTGTAGATGTTTCATAAAATATATCTAATTTAGAATTAAAAGGTTCTGTTTCAAAAACAGCTAATTTACCCATTTTACTATATATTACGGGTATTTCATCACCACCAGCATCAGTTTGTATAATATCTGATACAGAAAATTTAGCTAATAAGCTGTTAGTAACAGCTGAAGGCGCGGTGTTGTCACCTGGATCTCCAGAATAAGTATTAAAAAATAAAGGTCCAAAAGCCCCCATTTGATTACTGTCTGTAACAACAAAGCCAAAATCAGTTATACTACCTATTTCCATCACATCAAATAAATCACCGCTAGATAAATAATTAATTCTTGTTCCACCTGAAGCCGTATTAGTGTTAATAACTTTTGGATAAAGCCTAACATTACTACCAGCTATATCAGTGTCTTTGTTTACGTCTGTTAAATCTCTAGGAACTTTATTTACATTATCACCATGTAAAGATATAAAACCTATATTAGTAGTAGCTCTACGCACGCCATAAGTATAAACGTTATGATACTCTTGCTCTTGTTGTTTTACAACTATTCTGTATGAATACCAACCGTATGGATTTGAATCGCTATATACATTATCTATAGGTTGTTTAAACGATATTCTTAATACATCGCCCCAGTTTTCAGTGTTAGTTGTACTTACTGAATAATCTTGCCATTGTGAAGAATTAAATGTTTGAGGGTCTCTAGCTGCAGAATATATAGTTGATCTTTCAGTAGAGGTTGCACTACTATTTGATTTAGGTAATAAAACAGGTGATTGTCTTCCAAATATATCAGATAATACAACACCTACTTGATAAGTTCTTCTTGATTTTAAATTGTGATATTTATATTCTTTATGTAAATTATCGTCTTCACTACTAGTGTTAGAATTTTTTGTAGCTCTATCTATATCATAATCTAGAACAGTATTTGATAAAGATCTTTTATTTGTATAGTTACCATATATTATTCTATTACCTGTAGCTTCTTGAGCTCTAGCTCTTAATGGAACGTCGTCAAAAACTCTAGTTATTTGATCTTCTGGTAAAGTTTTAAAAGGCTCTAATGATTTATATGTATAATTTAATATACCGCTGTTAATAGAAGCATCTACTGATTTTATATCTTCAACAACTCTAACAGATAAATCACCATCAACTCTTGACAATATCTGTATATTTGTAATTTCAAAATCTTCTAAAACACTTGAGGAAGTCGAAGGCATTTGAATTTTTAAAACAACTTTATTTATGTTGTTTACCATTGATGATACTTCGCCTGTTTCAAATATTCTAGATATATCACGATCTGATAACCCAGTAGAGTCGTCAGCATAAGTTTTAGGTAAAAATACAGGTTGAGTAAAAGGAGCCATTGTAGAATATTCTTTGTCTTTATACTTAAACCTATAACTAAATCTAACAAATTGATCTCTTAAAAATATAGAATCAATATCAGCATCATTACTCATAGTTGAGTTATTAGAAGAATCTAATAATCTTATTGTGTAAAAAGGAGCATATTTAGCTACACTTATTTTTTGTTCATCACTGTAATATGTTGTATCAGATATAGCTCTGTCTATGTTTATTTTTCTAGGTTGATTTAAGTTGTCAGTAAAGAATAATAAATCACCTATAATGTTAGTACCTGTTATTAAATAATCTTTACTAAAATTTAAAAAATGACCTTTAACTATAAGTTTTGGTTGACCAAATCCAGATTGTTGATCCCAATAATATATAGCGTGAAAAGTTGTAGAGTCTGCAAGAGGATTACCACTTGAGCCAGGAGGTCCGATAGTATCTGATAAAACACCTGTTGATCTGTCTGTTACAAAGTAAAAAACTCTTTCTTTTTCATTATCTACGTGTAAGCCTATAACTTCAGCTTTTGGATTACCGGCAATAATATTTAAAGTTTCAGGATATGCTAAAACATTTCCTTTTACATTTTGTACAACACCTACATCAGAGTCGTCAGATCTACCAACAGTTACGTTTAGCGCATCTCTATATTGTCCATTAGGCAATAAACGATCATCAAGATCTTTGTTCATTTTACCTTGGACAAAATTATTTTTAATTTCAGGCATGCGTTAATTTTTTATACGTTTAGTTTTACCTCTCATTATTTGAGTCATTTCTTCAAGATTAAGCTTAGATAATCTTAATTTAGCGTTACGCATAGCAGCTCTTCTTTCTTTTTTAAATCTTTGTACTATAAATTCTGGTACATTTCTTTTTGCAGCAATTATGTTAAAAGCTACATGTTTATATAAAGCTTCTTCTGCAAACTTATGTATTTTCATTTCAGCATCAGTTCCTAAACTATCAGAAACGTACTCTAATATTATTATTTTACCAGATAAGTCACTACTAAAATTAAAGCTACCAGTTCTTTCGTTTATAGTAAAATAACCGTTTATTTGTTGATGCTGAGGCTCTAATCCATATCTTCTACCACCTATATAATTTAAATATTCATCAGTTCCTATGTAATAGTCATCTTCTGAAGCTAAATTACCAGTTATATTATTTGTATCAAACTCTTTCCACTTATCTTCAATATGTGAGTTGCTGCTTTCAATTACATCACCAGCATCGTCGTATATATACTCAAAATCTCCGTCTTGAGCTGGCATTTGAGTAGGATTAACAGTTAAAGTAGTAGGATATATAATTCTTTTAACACCATCATCACCAGCATATGTTAATTTAACATAACTAACGTAATCTTGTGGCATTGCTAATGATAATGAAGGTCCTAGCTCAACCTCTATAGCTTTTACAGTTTTTAATATATCGTAGCTAAATTCTTGTAAACCTCTTTTAGCATGAAATATAACATCTGATTTTCTAACGTTGTCTATTAGCTTACCATCGCCAACATAGCCAATCATAAAGCCATTAATAATATTTGCTAAAGAAGTATATCTGTAATTACCAAGATTATCGCCTTCGTAATACGTTTGTTCGCTTGTTGTACCTAATAATCCCATTTATATTAATTTTCTGTTCTTGTTTTAATAGCATCTTCTCTACTAGCAACTTGAGTTACTGATAAATCTTTTATTACAACACCAGCGTATTTTAATATACCTAATATTAAATCAACTTCACAGCTTGGGTGTAGCTCAAAGTCTGTAAAATTACCAACAGTATTATCAAAAGTTAAAGCACCTGTGCTAGAGTCTGTAGTATGGCCCCAATTAGGATCGACTGGTACTGATATATAATCCATTTGTATAGTTGACAAACTACTAGGATTTACTGTTATAGTACTACCTGTTATGTAATATATAGGAAAAGTAGTTGAAGGAGTTGTTAATGGTGAAGATAATAAAAAAGTTAATTTAGACTTTTCTATTCTTTCAATATCTGTAGTTCTACTATCTGCAGACACGTTTATAATATTATAAAATGTAGGTAAAGTTCCTACACCGCTAGTTAATGATATGCTTTCTGTAGCATAAAAAGGATCTATTTTATCCTGTATTTTTTTAGGTATATCAGCATAGCCTTCACCGCCTCTGCCGGCGCTTTGAGTAGCTATAGCTCTATTGTATTCATAAAAAGCTTTATCAAGCAAGTCAAGCTGTACTTGAGAACCAATTTTATTAAACTCGCCAGGCGTTAAAAATCCTCTGGATTCTTTATTAAGTATTGATAATACTTTAGTGTATACTTTATCTACTGATATTGCCATTTTATATTTTATTATAATCACTGGCCCTAATTAAAGGGCCGTGATCATTAGTTGTTAGTTTAATCTTTTTTGTATAGATTTATAAACTTCAACACCTTCATCTGTTTTAAGCCAAGCAGCAAAAGCGCTATATGGATTTTCATCAAAAGGTACTTCCATTAATTTTCTGCCAGTTGATCCCCAAGAAAAACTTCTTTGATCTTGTGATAATTTTATAATACTCATTTCGTTTGCTTTAACAGCTAAGTTTCTAAGTACAACATTTTCATCATTTACAAGTTCTAAAAATAATATAGGGTTTTGTCTAGCAAATAAATATAAATCTCTTTTTAATTCAGCTGAACTCATATTACTAACAGCAGAACCTAGTTCAACTCTTAATATAGCCTCAGCTTGATCTATTTCAAGATTAACTGCTGTGTTTAAAGCTTGCATCTCTACTTCAATACTAACAAGATCTTGTTTAGCTTCTTTAACTTGGTCTCTTTCAGTGTAAACAATATCTTTTTTAGGGTGATATAGTGATAACATTTTTTGAAGTGGTTGATTTGTTTTTGGAACATACAACACACCTTCTTCAAAAATAATATGCTCTAATATAGCGTTTGAATCTTGTTCATCTATAAAAACAGATTTTTGGTTACTTGAGTAACGCATTTCTCTGTTATATCCTTTTTCTTCATCAAACCACAGTAGTGGTTTTTTTAGTGTTGATTTTGATTGTAGTACGTAAGTTAGAGGTTCGCCTCTACCTTTTAAATAATACATTCTATCTTTTATCTCCCATTGTGGGGTTTTAGGTTGTTTAACCTTTACTTGTACTGGCTCTTCAACCAATACTTCTTTTTTCTTTTTTGTCATGATATAATATAATTAAATAGTTAAAATAAAGGGCTAGGCGCCGAAGCGCCTATTCCTTTAATTATTTATAGACTTATGAGTCTTGTGTGCTTGCTAGCGCTGTAATTGCTGGTACTAGATATTCACTAGTAACATCATTTGCAACAACAAGATGATTAGCACCGCTAAAATCGTTTTTAGCGAATGCAGCTATCTTATCGATAACAGCTTTAACAGTAGCAACTTCTGAGTCAGCAGTAATGGTAAGAGCTTGTAAATCATGCTCGCTACCCGTACCACCTCCAACAGATGATTCAAATCTAAAGTTTAACACTCCGTTTGCTACACAATCAATTGCTAACAAACGTGATAGTGGGTAAGCTGACATATCATCAGCTGCTCCTACAAAAATTAAAAATTTTTCCATTTTTATTTATTTTAAGTTGTTAATAATTAATTGTTATGATTCTTTTAACAGAACAAAGTTGTTAGCACCTTGTACAATTACACATCTTTCAGATAAGTAATGTATTTCCATGATATCATCACCAATTGTAGCAGCACCAACAGAACCAGTTACCCAAGACTTCATTCTTCTGTCATCAGTTTGAGAAGCTCTATATCTTACATGTAAGAAAGGTCTTTTAATGTTTCTACCTAATTGTTGATCATATACGCTAGAAGTTCCAGCAGGTACTAATAATCCAGAGATATCTCCAAAACCTCCTCTACCAGCAGCATCATTTAGGTATTTCCAGTCAGACTTATAGAAGTCATAAGAACCTCTTCTAAATCCTGTAAATCCTAAATTAAGCGCCATATCAGATGAGTTTTCAAACACACCAAAAGAAGCACCTTGTTGGTAACCAGCATTTAATCCAGCTAACATATCGTCAAAAGTAAGAGCTAAAGATCTGTTAACAAATAACATGTTTTCTTCAATAGCACCTTGCTTATCAAGATTTTTTAGTAACACATCAAAGTCAGCTAAAGTAGCTAAATCTTCAAATACATTACCTCTTTCAGTAACTGCAGCAAATACACCTTGAGAACCATTAATGTTAGTTTCTCCAGCAGCACCTGATCCAGCAGCTGTTAATTCAGCTTCAACCATTGCAGTTTCTAAATAATCTTCAAATCTTAATCTAGTTTCGCTAGCAGACTTCATATACCAAGAATATCCAACTTGTCCAGACTCATCAGTAGTTTCAACCCAACCAATTCTAGCAGTATCAGAACCATCAATTTTAAAGTGATCTTTAATAATCATTGGTCTGTTGTTATACTGTTGAAACTCAGGCTTAAGTTCTCCTACCATAGATGCAGAACCTTTTGCAAATTCAGAACCGTATACAAAAATGTTAACAGCTTCGTCATCAGAAAATACTACAGTAGTAGCTAAATCTGCTTGAGTATAAGGCTCAACTGCAATAGTGTGACTGTTAGATCCTGAAGTAGAAGCACTACCATCGTTAGTACCTGAATCAAAAGTTACTGCTCTTACATAACATTTTACTGTTTTAAGACCAGTAGCAGCATCAGTAACAATAATAGTATTACCAACTCTAATTGAACAGTTTAACTGCTCACCAATTAAAATAGTACCACCGTTAGAATCAGCATCACCAACTTTAACGTGCTTTCCAGTTGTGCTAGAGTTTTTATAAGCAATATGTAATCTGTTTTGCTCAGACCAAATTACTTGATCAGACTGCATTGGCATTTCAGCGCCAACCATCTGTAAAAATCCACCAAGCATACGGTTTCCGTATCTTTCAACTTCTTGCGCGTATAACTCAGGTAGATATTGTTGTGCCCAACCTGCAGTATCAGAGCTAGTAAAATCAATATAGTTTTGATTGCTAACAACTGGAGTAGGGCTTGGCGTAAGAGAAAATGATCCTCCTAAGCCTAAAGACGTATTAAATCCCATTTTGTTTTAATTTTAAGTTATTATTTATTTCTAATTTTAAATTTTAACCTAGAACTATCATCACCGCTTAAAGCTCTAACTTTAAAACCTCCAGCATCTACTACAGGTGTTACTGATCTTGGAGACATATCAATGTTTTTAGCTTTCATTGTAGTCTCTTTTATAGCATCAGCTTTACCTTGATCGTAAAAATGCCTTACAATTTTATCAATGTTTTTAGCAGCATATAAAGCTTTATGGTAATTCTTAGCATCTTTCATCATATTGTTTTCGTCAACGTACTCCGATACGAAATTTAAAATATCACTTTGATACTCTCTAGTTTTTTGCACATCATTTACTTTAAACCTATACGTCTTTTCGCCCACGTTAAAATCAAAACCTTTGAAATTTTGGTTAAAAACATTGTCGGTTACTTTTTTAAAGTGATCTGCACTAGCTTTTTGTGATTTACTTAAAGCTTTTTGTTCTTGGTTATATTTATTGTAAAAACTAACAGCCTCTTGTTGATCTTTAGTCAACTTAGAACCCAACTTGAGCTCTTTATAGTATTGATCTTTAAGTCCAACTAAATGTTTTTTAGCTTTTGCAATTTCTTCTTTGAAAGCCAATTTTTTCTTTTTTATTTGCCTTGGCTCATCAAGTTCCTCATCATATGTAAAATTATCTTCTATTAAAAAGCTTATTTCTTCCATATTTAAATGAGGTTTAGTCGTTTTGTAATATTCTATTAATAAACTATCATTGTCTACATTAGAATAATCAGCGTTTAACCTAACATAATCTTCTAAGCTACCACCAGTTTCTTCCATAAAATTAACTAAACTTTGTAAATTTTCAGGTACTACTACTTGTGGTTGCTCTAATATTGGTTCTTGCTCAATAACTGGCTCTTCTATTTGTTGAGTTTCAGTTAAAATTTCTTCTTGTGTAACTTCTTCAAGAACTACTTCTTTTTCTTCTTCACTTTGTCCGGTAAGCTCTTCAATTTGCTTTTCTTTGTTTTCTTCAGAAACTTCTTCGCTAGTTCCGGATTCGTCGCGAACAAGTACCTCATCTGCGCTCTGCTCTTCAGTGGACTCATTTTGTTCTTGAAATTGTTTTAATTTTGTTAAATCTAACTTCACTGTTCCGTCTTCAGACATTTCGCTATAAGAAATATCTTCGCTAACAGCTTCAGCTTGCTCTTCAACAGGTTGTTCTTGTGTTTCTACCTCTTGAATAACTTCTTCTTGTTTTTCAGTATTTTCCATGATATGATATTATATAATTAGTAAATTACCTAGGTTCAAATTGTTCTAGGCCAAAACCTTCTAAATTATCAAATCCTGCAGATTCAAAATTTTTAGGTCCTGTGTCTTTTTTTCTTTGATCAATTAACTCGCTTTGTTGAGTTGCTTGTATCTTAGTTCTTTCGTCTTTACGATCTTCTTTTTGTTTTTCTCTTTGTTTTACATTTTCAACTTCAGCATTTCTTAACTGCATGTTAAAATTAAACTCTAATTCCATTAGCTCTTTTTTAATTGCAGCTTCTTTTTCCATTTTTTGAATATCAAACTGAGACTGTGCTTGTGCTATTTGTACTTTTGACTCAGCTGCTATTTGTTGTTTTTGAGATTCAGCTTGCGCAGCTACTTGTTGAGCTTGTGCATTAGCTTGAGCTTGTGCTTGAATATTAGCTTGAGCAGCTTTTTGATCTGCTTTTTGTTTTTTCTTTCTACGTATTTTTAATAACTGATTAGCTAATTTTAAATTTTTAACTTCACGAATATCTATAGCATCTTCTAAATTTATTTGCTGTGACTGTAAAGCTATTTGTATATTATTTTCTAACATTTGTTTTTCCTCTTCATCAGGCGCTAATTCTAAAAATATACCAAAATCGTGTAAGTGTAAGCCAGATATTTCTTTTAGAGTACCAACATTAAATTTACCTATAGATTTTATAAAAGAATCTTTAGTTGGCGAGTATTCTAACACGTCAGATATTCTCATTGATATACATTCAGCCATAGAAAGTGTTAAAAATAAACTAGACTGCAATATGTGTCTCGTTGCTGTATTACTATTTGCAGCTGCAAGTTTTTGTAAACCAACTAAAGCGTTTTTATCAGGTTGGCTACCGTCTCTAGCTTCGTTTAATCCTGTTACATCTCTTATCATTTGCAAATAATAATTGTATGTATTTATTAACGAAGATATTTTATTATTACCAGCACCAGTTCTAAGTTCTGATATAGGTACACTACCTCTATTAAAATCACCGTCTTGTGTCATAGATCTACCAATAACACTACCGGTTTGAAAATACATATTTAAAGCTTCTTGCGGGTTGTAATTTGTACCGTTACCTAAATCTATTTCAGCAAGACCATCAGCATCTAAATAAACACCGTCTGGAACCATACGAGACATTACTTGCTGTAGTTTTAAATGAGTTAGCTGTATCATATCTGCAAAACCAGTTATTCTACTAACTAAAGACTCTATTCTACCTTGATACATTCTAGGCGCAACTATAGCATAGCTCATAATAGCTTTTGTAGTATCTGATTTAGGGCGCATCATATTTTTCTTTAACTCCCACTTCAATATTTTGTCTCCACTACCTAATACTTTTACACCTTCATATACTACTTCTATAACTCTATCAACTCTTTCAAACTCTTCGTTTTCTGGTGGATTAAAGTTATCATTTTTTTCTAACGCTTTTTTACCGCCAGTACTTGTGTTTTTTATTTTATAAACCTGATTTACATAAGTCTTATATTCAAAATATAAAACTCTAATTACATTATTATCTTCTGATTTACTTCTATAATTAGAACTATTGTGATAACCACCATAATAACCAACATACTGTTTTATTTCTTCATCTGTTATTTGTGGAAACTCTTTTTTTAATTCATTAGCATAAACATCTTTAACTTCACCTACGTAATATATATCATCAAAATAAGGTGATTCTGTTGGTGAATACACTATATCTGCAGGATCTACGTAATCTATTTTTATGCCTTCGGCTTTATTAAAAGAACTTTTAACAGCACCAATACCTAAAGTAACTAAATCTTGATTAAATCTTCTAGTTATTAAATCATATTTGTTTCTATCAAAAACACTATTTATAGCTTCTTCTTCTGCTATTTCAATGCCTTGCTTATAATTTAACTGCATGTGTAAAGAAACTTCATCTTGATCTTCAGGAAGATCATCACCTTTCATATCAGATTTAAAAGTATCTACACCGAAACTATCTTTAACTATTTGTTTAAACTCTTTAGCATAAACATCACTCAATATATTATCTGCATATGCTGTTCTTTTTTGAATAGAAGCAGGGTCTTGAGAATATGCTTTAATATCATATGATCTATCGCTCATTCCGTTTACAACAATATCTACAAATTTAGGTATAATAGGCACAGGTTTCCAGTCTAAATTAAGATATGATAAATCACCATTAATAGATAATTCGTCTTTATATTTTTTAATTGATTGCTCGCCTCTAGCATACAGTCTTAAACTATGAAAAGATTCTTTGAACATTCCATATCTATTATAAGAGCCACTAGTATTAAACCACTCATGCTCTATAGCGCTACCAACTTTTGAGCCGTACTCCATTGACATTTTTTCTATATCACTAACAGCTTGGCTGGGGAAAGAGTTTTTAGTACCTGTTCTAATCATTATTACATTATTTGAGATCTTACACCTCTATTGTTATATTTTTTAATACCGAGGTTTATTGATTTTATTGTTCTTTGTTGAGTTGGTTTATATAAGTTTTTATTACAAGCCATTAAAGCTAAACCAGAACTTATTGACGCGTCAAATTTAGTTCTATTATTTATATCAAATTTTGACCAATCTTCTAAAGTTCTATTAAAAAACATATCACCATAATTATCACTTAATTGGCCAACATAATTTTCAATATAACTTTCTATAGCAGCAGCATGAGCCTGCTTAATATCTTCACTTGAATTTGGTATACCACCTATTTCTTTTTCAGCAACAGATAATTTATTCCAAATTTTATCAGGTCTATTCATTGAATAACCTCTATAACCACGGCGCTTTAAATAATACAAAAGCCTTGGTTTATTGTTTTCTGCAAGTATAGGCATACCGTAAAAAACTAAAGCCATTAAAACATCTTCAAAAAATATTTCAGCAGTTTGCGGTCTTGCTACATATTCTAAAAATATTCTATTAGGCGGAGCGTTTTCCATGCTAAACTTTGTTACACCATGCAAAGATCCGTTTGATCCTAACCTATCAACAGTACCTGATATATCGTAGCTATCACAACCAAAAGCGCCAACGTGTTCATTACCAGGATATTTAACACCGTTTTTAATTACTATTTTGTTTTGCATATTAACGTCTGGTATCCAACTTATTTTAAATCTACCATTATTGCTAGGCATAAACTCCACAGTTGTATCTTTTACTCCATTACGCCACTGAAAACCTCCTTGTGTTACAACTCCAGACATTTTAATTTCTTCGTTATAATCTATTTGCTCGTATATTTTTGTTAAATTAAACAAGCTTTGTTTTGTTTCGTCTCTAAAAGCATGTTGTTCTGTACGCGGAAACTGTCTATAAAATTCATTTAAAGCATCTTGATCGGACTTTAAACCTTCTACTTCGTTGTTCCAGTAATCAATTACTCCATTTTTAATTTCATCTCCATATGGTCCAAAAACTTTTTCTGTTGGATCTTGAAATACAGGTAGTCCATAAGAATCAATGTATCCTTCGTAGTTCCATTCCATAGGTATGAACAAACTATATAATCCTGAGCGAGTCTGTCCATTGCGGTTTCTTTTTGTAACATCTGAATCATAGTATAACTTTTTAAAGTTGTCACCACCTTTGTCTAATGCGTTTGATGTTGATCCCATCATACATTTACCAACTATTCTACTACCTAATCTTAGTGTGGTTTTCGTGACCCTCCAGTTGTTGAGGATGTTGTTCGGACGCTCCCATTTACCGGACTCGTCATGTACGAGGAGCTTGAGCTTCTCACCGTCGTAGGAGTTATCACCTGTGTTCTTCCAGTCGATAGTGGTGTCAAGTCCCTGGAGATCCTGTAAGGTTTCTTCGGTAGTTGGGGCGGTAAG